ATCAGGTGGAGTTTTTTGGCTCTATTTCAGGCTTTTTGGGACTATTCTAAAAATCATTTTTCGATATTTTTCGGTATTTTTCGGATTTTGGTCGGGGAATTGGCGGGGACTTTTTTAGCGAATATGACTAAGAAATAGGTCTGTTGTCGCTTCAGCGAGTTCATCCTCAACTTGGTTATAACGATCGGTCATATAGACTTTTGTATGGCCCAGCGCCTGGCTTAACTGTTCAAGCGGAACCCCTGCAATAATGCTTTGAGTTGTGAAGAAGTGGCGCATCATGTGAGGTGTTACATGTAATCCTGTCGCTTCATTCACTAGATTGAAGTTTCTATTCAACTGGTTTGGATTGATGAGACCACCTTTTTCGTTCAGGGTGATATAATCTTTTTGTTGTTCCTTGATAATCCCTAACTTTCGCTTAATCTTAGAAGCTTCAGCTATCAGATAATAGATCAGGTCTGTTCCGATATCATCAAGGCAGACATATCGCTCTGAATCCTTCGTTTTAAGCCCTCCTTTCCCTTTTAAGGTCTGGTTGCTTCGACTGTCTCTAAGATGCAGTATAGCCCGTCCGCTGTCGTTCTGAGTGACATCCATAGGGCGCAATCCAAAGACTTCTCCTCTTCTCAATCCAAAAATGGTAAGATAGGTCAGAGCGTAGAATTGTTTTGGCATAATTTCTTCTGCCTTTGCTATCCAAGTCTTAAACTCTTTGAGAGTCACTTTCTTGTTAGCAGCAGGGATATCACTCTGGCCAATAAAGACACCTTTCAAGCGATTTGAGAGCAGATTTCCATTTTTAACGGCATCGTTTAGCAATGCCATGAAGCTGGAATTGAGAGTTTGAACAGTGTATCTGGTATGGTTCTGCAACTTTTCAGCGATAAAGAGTTCATACTCATTTCTATCCAAATTTTTAAGCAGGATAGAACCAAACTTTGGCTTGATATGGTTCTTATAGAGATTGTCATTGAGGTAGTAGGAAGTGTCATTCCAGCGCCCTGTTGACAATCTCTTTTCAGAATAGATATCCCAATATTGATCAAGTGTTAGATTCGTATTGATACCTAATTCTTGTTCTTGTATTTGTTGCTCAAGCTCTACCAAGGCTGCACGAGCTTGAGGGAGAGTTGTGAAACCACTTTTACTTTTCTCTCTTTTTTTACCTCGGAAGAAAAAAGAACGTCTGACATAGTAACGCTTGCCTTTAGCAGTCTCATAGTAATAGATATTTGGGTATTTTGTTTTATTATATTTCATTGTATTCTCCTTGTTTATCAGCTTCTGGACAAGGTCTAAACATTGAGAATATTGACATCACCCCTTTCATGGTGTAAAATAGGGTATAGTAAAGAGGGCTTTTTAATGCCTTTTACTATACTGGATATCCTCGCACTCTCCTCGACCAAAATTTGAGTGTGGGGATTTTTTTTGTTGTCTTTTTTATTCCAAACCGTTACCGACTTTGGTAATCAATAAGAAAGTTCCATCATCTTGTTTTGCGAATGACAAGATAACAGCTTTATATTTAGTACCAATCGAAGTGTAAGAGATTGTTTTGTTTTCGTGATCATTAACTGTACTTGTGTTAGTATCGCTCGGCTCACCGTGTTCTTTAACGATATCATCATATTTAGAACCGCCTGCACCTCTATTAGCGATATCACCAGTTACAAGCGCATCAAACTGCTCTTTTGTCCAGTTAAATTTAGCATCTTCTTCTTTTTGTGAAGATTCGATTGAAGAACTTGCTGAGCTAACTGCTTGTTCCACATCTTTACCAATTTTATCAAGCGATTTAGCATACATAGCTTGAGTTGCAAGCACAATAGCAATCGAAACAACAGATAAAACAGTTCCGATAATAGCTAGCGTTTTTGGTCTTTTTCTGTTTACTGCAAAACCAATTAAACCGAAGATAAGAGCCAAAATAGCCAAAATGAATGAAAAATTGTTGATAATAGGCATCCATGAGCCAAGTAGAGCAAGTGCTCCGAAAATAATAGCTAAAATACCTAAAACTTTGCGTTCTTGTTTCATAATGAAACCTCTCTATCAGCTTTTAGTGTGAATCAGTTATTGCACATATATTTAATTTACTAATGCTAAATATTCTTCCTTAACCATGATTTCGTTTGTCATGGTTTTGAGGTTGTATTTTTCCATGAAATGGAGGTAGTTAAAATTAGTGAAGTCATCCATCATTTCAAGTTCTTCTTTTAGCAGATAGTGTATCATGTTTCTATCTGCTTGGAGTTCGTATTCTTCTCGTCTTCGTTTGTACTGTTCTGGGTCGTGCTCTTTGTGTCCTATCTCGTGATAGATAACTTTCTTTTTCTCAATATCATCTAGGTAAGTGTCTACCGCTATGAGATTGTGGGGTTGGTTGTAAAGTCCTTTATTGTGGGAACCTCTACCATCAAAATAAACTAGATCGATACCTTGTTCAGAACAGACTTGTTCGGGTGTTGTCATAGGCAAGTATTACTTTCTATTTCTCATACGAGCTTCTAGTAGTGAGGAGATGAGGTCTAAATCCTCGTCGTTGAGTTCGTGTCCATCGTAAAAGAAGCTTTCTGCTGCGTCCTTTTTGAGGTCTATTTCTGTTTTTGCGACGGTATCCCCAGCGAAAACTGGATTATCCGTACGTCCTAGAAGATAATCTGTGCTAACATTTAGGTAATCGGCAACTTTTTCTAACGGCTCAGAATTAGGTTTTGATTTTGCCCACTTTGAAATAGAGCCATTTGATAAATCAAGAGTTCGTTCAAGTTGTGCAACTGTCATAAAACGTTGTTTGACAAGCTCTTTTATTATCTCGTAAGTATTCATTTCTAATACCCTCCAGAAAAAAAAACTAAGAAAAATAGAAATATTTCTACATTTCTATTGACAATAGAAATAGTTCTGTGGTATCATGGTATTGTACTTGGGAGGTACACAAAATAATAAATACTACAGACGCAGAAACAGATAAAATCTGTATTTGCTACTTTTCTTATACTCTTATAATAGAATAAGTTCTATTATTTGTCAAGAGTTATCAGAAATAAAACGTAGAAATATTTCTAAAAAAGGAGGAAAGCATGATTTACGACACTATCAAAGATGTTGCTGCAAATCAGGGGGTATCAATCTATCGCATTGAAAAAGAACTGGAATTTCCAAATGGTTTGATTTCGAAATGGAACAAATCAACTCCATCAGCATCTAATCTTGCCAAGGTTGCTAAATATCTTGGCGTGACGACAGAGAAGCTACTTGGTGATGGTTAGAAAGGAGCAGAGATGGAAAAAATTATAGCTTACTCTGTCGAAGAGTTATACGAGAAGGTTGCGGAACAAGAAAAACGCATCTCAGAAATCGAAATGCGTTTAGGAATCAAACCTTTGGAAGAAACTTCAACATAAACTTAGATTTGAAAATCTGAATGATAATATCTACATAGTTTTTAAGTTGAGGTAATGAAATACTGGTACTCTTATTCCAATGAGTATAGCCGTTACCGACTATTCGGATAAAATGAAGAGCACCTTTTAAGAGGTCGTCATCTTTTACATACCTATCAATGGCATTGTTAAAAGTTAATTTTGGGTCAGATAAATATTCTTTTGTATCTAATTCAAAAGCCAAGGCGTAATCTTTTATTAAACATTCGATAGCAGAGCGGTAGCCTGTTCCTGCGATGTTTTCCAATCCCATTTTTTCAGCTTCAATCGCTTCACTGTAAAACTCTACAAATCTAGGAGCATGTTCAATGAAAAGATCGTCTATATCGATAACAACTTTATTGGGATAAACAAGGATCATAGTTGTTTTGTCATCTTGTTTTAAATACTCTTGATTCGTCATATGGTATTTCTTACAAGCTGGACAACGATGGTGCAGAGTAAAAACGTAACCTTCTTGGATTTCTAATCTTCCTACTTCGTTGGTGGTTGGATTGTTTCCGATTCCACACAAAGGACAAGATTGAGGAATTTGAATTGTTAAAGTTTTTGAGATCGCACTGAAATAATAATCAACAGTAGATACTTCCATAAGATTTCTCCAATCGTTTTTATTTCATTATACCAAATTTAGAAAGGAACTTTATGAACGAAATTTTTAACTTTCACGGGCAGGAAGTCCGTACTTTGACAATTGATGACGAGCCTTGGTTCGTTGGGAAGGATGTAGCGGATATCTTAGGATATGCTAAACCACTGGACGCAATTTCTCGGCACGTTGATGAAGATGACTCCGTGAAATACGGACTCACCGACAATTTAGGTAGAACACAAAACACTATCATCATCAACGAATCTGGTCTCTACTCTCTTATCTTATCCAGCAAATTACCACAAGCGAAAGAATTTAAACGTTGGGTGACATCAGAGGTCTTGCCAGCTATTCGTAAGCAGGGCGGTTTCATCCGTGAAGACTTGGACGAGGATGCCTTTATCGCTCTCTTTACTGGTCAGAAGAAATTGCGAGAGCAGCAGGCGACCATGCTAGAAGATATCGACTACCTCAAGAGTGAGCAACCGATTCATCCAAGTTATGCTCAGTCGCTCCTGAAGAAGCGCAAGGCTCGGGTTGTGGCTTGCTTGGGTGGTATTGATAGCCCTGCTTATGCGGATAAGATTTTTGCTCAGTCAGTCTTTAGACAAGCTGAGATTGATTTCAAGGATCATTTTAATATTAGTCGCTATGACTTGCTACCGAAAAAGTTTGCAGATGCAGCCTTGGCCTACTGGATGACGTGGGAGCCAAGCACCAATACAAAGATGAAAATCATGAAATTGAACTCATTTGACGAAGGGTAGGAGGGGGAGAAGATGGACAATGTTCTACTTTCACTGTCTGAATGGATTAAATCCATTATCAAGGATACAATCACTAGATTGGTTGAAATAGAAAAAGATAGTGACCACTATCCAGAGCTGATGGATGTGAACACTACCTGTGATTTTCTAGGAATTAAGTATGCCACATTTTCAGATAATTATCGTTACTTAAAGGGATTTCCAAAGGAATTACCTGGTAAGAAATGGTCAAAAAGAGCCATCAAAGAATGGCTCTCTAATCAAATATAATAACTTTACTAAAAGGCTTCTGGACAAGGTCTTAGCAAAATTATTTGACTATATTATAGCACAAAAAGAGGATAAGGAGATTAAAAAATGTTTGAACCACCGATTTTAGACCAGTTGATGGGTGTTGGAGCTTTGCTGATTGGCTTTGCAGGGCTTTGCCGTCATATCAAATTGCAAGAGGAGCGTAAGGAAAAAGAAAGACGAGAAGAGCAAGAATTTGCGTCTATGATTATCCAAGTGCGTAATCATGCATATGAACGTGGTAGAGAGGACAAATGGCAAGAAATTCGCAAGAATATTCGTCGTCCATTTCCTGGCTTTACCTACGACAATGAACCGCCTCAAGGTTTACGTCCTGAGCCTCTAGCATTACCAGAACCTAAAATGCACATCTTGAAGTGAGGAGGGCAGGAAATGGAAGAATTGATTGAATGGCTGTTATGGCACGAGAAAGTGAATATTGAGATGATGTCGTCTGATGAAGAGAAGTCTGACTTTGAACTATATTTAGAGGACGAGAATAGAAAAATATCACTCGTCAAAGAATACCTAACCGACTATGAAAAACTGGCTAAAGACTATCGTGATGTGGTATCTGAAAATAAGCTGTTAAAGGTCGAGAAGATGGCGCTAGAAGGCAGGTACATCTATGAGGATATGCGGATGAAGTACCGTGCGAATCGGAGGAAGTGGGGGGCTCGGTATGTCTGAAATTAAGTGGATAAAAATCACAACGGATATTTTTGACGATGAAAAGATATGCCTGATTGATGCCTTGCCTGATCGTGATGCAATTATTGTAATCTGGATCAAACTTATAACGCTAGCAGGCAAATTGAATACAAAAGGAGTACTAGCCATTTCTAAAAACATTGTATACACCGATGAAATGCTTGCACAAACGTTCCATCGTCCGTTGAATACAGTTCGTATGGCTCTTGAGGTTTTTGAAAAGTTTGGAATGGTTGAAAAAATAGATGGAGTGATAATGTTACCAAATTGGGAGAAACATCAGAACATTGACGGCATGGAAAAAATAAAAGAGCAAAATCGAAATAGAGCCGCACGTCACCGACAAAAACAGAAATTACTTGCACAGAACAACGAAAGTAACGTTATTAGTAACGTTATTAGTAACGTTACAGTAACGCACGGTAACGCAATAGATAAAGATAAAGAATTAGATAAAGATATAGAGATAAATAATAATAAGGTGATGATTAGTTCCAGCCTCTCTGAAAGTTTGAAAAATAGTGGAATCCATCTAACTGATAAGTCACATCAACAGTTACTTGATTATGTGGGACTTGATGGAATGAGTTTCGATATGTTGAATCGTGCAGTCGAGAAAACTTCAGGGTCACACAAACCTAGTTTCAATTATCTAATAGCTATTCTTGAAAGCTGGAAAAAGAAAGGATTCACATCGATTGAGCAGGTGGATGAGGACGACCGTAAATATAAAGAGGGGAAGAATTACAGTCGTCCAGGACAACAAAACGATAAAACATCAGAACAGGAGGCCAAGGACGAATGGGGGTACTAGAACTAATTGAACAATTCGAGATTGACTATTATCCGTTGAGCTACGAGAAGAAAACTCTTTTAGCCAACCAGCCTATTCATCAAGTGGTTGCCTGCTTGTCTGAAATGGCTAGCTGGCATGAATGCGGAGGTAGTCTGTCATGGTAGACAATGTGTTTGAGGAAGTTGCCTTATCTTATCACAGGAATACAGAACAACAGAAAGAGCTTTGCGAAAAGCATAACATCCCTTTGATAAAGATATTGAGGACCGAGAGTGTTGTATGTCGCATGTGTGAATCTGAGCGGATTCATGAGGAGAATCAAGCAAGAGTGAATGAACTGGCTGACGCTGAGAATGAGCGAAAGAGGAAATACTATCTTGAGAAGTTTTCTCTTTATGATGAGGTTTTGAAAAATGCGACCTTGGACAACTTTGAGACACCCACTGAAAAAGAAGCGGAAAAGTTAGCTTTTGTAAAGAGGATTTGTCGCGAGTGGTCTGAGGGTGCTAGGAACAACATCGTGTTACAAGGAGAAGCTGGAACAGGTAAGAGCCATTTGGCCTTTGCGATGGTTAAGGCTCTATCTGAGTACACGAAAGAGATTGCTATATTTATCAATGTGACGGACTTGCTGATGAAGATTAAAGCTGATTTTAGTCAGGAAGAGTTTCTGGTCAATAAGATTGCGAGTGCTAAGTTCTTGGTTTTAGACGATTTGGGCATGGAGAAGGATAGCGAATGGTCGTTTACTATTCTCTACAATATCTTGAATAAGCGTTCAAACACAATCATTACCACCAATTTGACTTCTGCTGCTATTCAAAAAAGATATGGCAGACCCTTCATGTCCAGACTGATGAAGGGTGTGGATAAAGACCATTTGATGGTTTTCAATGATTTGACAAACAAGCGGAAGCAATATTTCTAGAATGGAGGTGGCTGATGTTTATTTTAAAGCATGGGACAAGAGAGGATAAGCCGTTTCTGATGTCCGCAGTTATCGGTGTGACTGGCTTGGACATTTCATGTTCTGAGGAGAAGAAAGCCATGCGGTTTATTTCTCGGTCGGCCGCCGTACAGGTCGGCAAGGCATTGAGGGGTTCCTTTGGGAATTTTTACCCTGTTGAGGTGGAGTGATGTTAGAGCTTTACTTCGTCTACAACGGGCACTGCAAGTTTTACCTTGGGAGGTTTGACAATGTCGATGATCTCATTGAGCAGATGAAAGATCATCAGTGGGCTTTCTCAGGTATTACCAGACCGAAATTCAAGAAACACATCGGAAAAGACGATGTGAGGTTTGATTATGGTGCGGTAGATTGCTATTACTTAGCGACAAAATCAACGTGCCGCGAACCACGTTAAAAGCGAGCTAGAATATGCGTCAGACTTGGACGAATGACGTATAAAGAATTTGCTAGCTCTTGTGTCTTTGAGCCATGAGGGGCAAGAGCTGGATTTTTACAGATTAGATAAACCATGGAATATAGCAAACAGACAGTCATTGAAGGATTGAAACGCACAATCGAGCAAAACGAAGAGAAAATAATCGAGTATTCGAAGCCGTGCGATGCACGTAAGAGACGGATTAGAGCGATGGAGCGCGATTTGTTGAATAAAAAGAATAAAGAATTAAGAAAGAAAGTGGAGGAGTTGGAAGATGATGGAAGAGTTAAAGCAAAAAGTTAATGCAGTATACAACTGGACGGTAGAAGACGGGAAGCCCAAACCTCCCCAGCAAGATTTACCACAAGCAGTGAAAGACCGGGCGGACTATTTTTGGGAAATGACAGAAGATGGTATGACATTTATGGGAGCGATGGAATGCATCTTCGCTGATGAAAAGCCTACCGACTATGATTTGGGAGCTACTAAGGATTGGTTGCCAAAATCTAAGGAGTTTGATGATTGGATTGGCTATTCGCCAAGCATGGCTCAGGTAGTTATTGCAGTTTATTTGATTTATGGAGGAAACTAAGATGAATAATCAGGAATTGATTAAAGAGATTGAAGAAAACGGGATTTACTGTTTGAATGTTTTTGGCAATGAGGTCAAAAGCATTCCGGTTAAACGTGCAATTGCTTTAATCAAACAACTAGACGAACCCCAAAAAGTCAAAATTCCGCAGTGCGTTGCGGATTGGATTAAGGAGTGTAAGGAAAAAGGAGATTTATCTTTAGGTGGTGCTATTCAACTGCCATGCCCTGAAATTTATGAATGGCTAATGGATTGGAACAACCAAGAAACTTTCGCTCGTGCATGGCTTGACGGCTACGAGGTCGAGAAAGAGAAGCTGTATGTTGTGAAAGTAAAAGGGAATATCAAAGAAAATATGTTGGTATATGGAAAATTTGCGGAAAGGTATTTCTTTACAAAAAGTTCTAATTTATACAATATTATCTATTTTCACACCCGCAAAGAACTAGAAGAAGCCAATTTCGGCTGGGTATTCGATTGCCCAGGCATTGATATTGAGGAGGTGGAGTGATGGTACAAACACTTGAACAAGCTAAAAAAACTGAAAACAAACGCATAAAAATACCTAAGGAAATCAGACCGTTTGATATAGGGTATCGAATAGTGAATCAACATGGAAATCCGCTTGCCTTAAAAAACGGAGCAAGCATATTCGATTTACCATCACTAGCTGAAAAAGCCATTAAGAAAGAGTTTAGTAAAAATGACCCAGATTTTGATATTGAAAAACATTTCGTTGAAGAGGTCGCTATTGTCAATTTAAGTAAATTTCATAGTTATTTTGAGGAGGTGGAGTGATGAGTCTTACGCTAAATAGCACAATTGGAGACTTAGTTTTGGCAATCGGAGAAGTTATCGTGGGTTCTGATGGTAAAACCACTACAGCGATACTGGAGATACCTGATCAAAGCTTTTACTTAGAGATTGAGCTTAAATTGAAGGAGGAGGTCATAAATTGAAACGATTCATAGCTATCTGGATCTTGCTATCTGCTGGACTAAACATCTGGCAGATGGACAGGATTCGAGATTTGGAAGAAAAGCGCCCTATTGTAATCTACAAAGCTGATAATCAAGACGCAGAAATCAAAGGCAGAGTAGTCCACAAGGATAAAATTGGCGACCTGTACACGATCACAATACAGAACTACGGCATTTTCGTAGTTACTAGAGAGCAATTTGAGAAAATCAGAGTAGGAGACGAGGTGAGATTATGATACTAAGATACAGAGCGTGGTATGTGTTAGCAGAAGAAATGATTGACGAAATACTGATGATTTCATTTCTCAGAAAAGAAATCATAGGGAAGTTTAGTAATGGCTATATATCAGTTCCGTTAAAATTCGAAGACAAGCGAAACGGAGAGGATGTTATCCTCATGCAATCAACAGGACTAAAAGACAAAAATGGTAAGGAAATCTTTGAGGGGGATGTTGTAAAATGCAATGGTCTTCTAGGGACCATAGAGTCATTTAAAGCTATGTGGATTTGTTCTTTTGTGAAATACAACAATTATCAAAAAGTAGGTTTTTTCGCTCAAGAAATAGAGGTTGTAGGCAACATCTACGAAAACCCAGAGCTTTTGGAGGATAAGGAATGAACCCAGAAAAAATTGATAACGTAAACAAACCAAGTTACTATCAAGGCCGGTATGGTAAGGTAAATTGATTAAGTGGAAAGAGAGGAGGAGAGTAGTATGAACGGTTATGAATTTATGTCGCAGCATCCATGGTTAACAGGATTTGTTGCTGTTATCATTGGTATCACAGTTATCAGCACTGTCGAAGCTATCACTAAAATTTGGAGAAAACCAGATGAACAAAAGAATCAAGAAGAAGAAAGCTAAGCAAGCTCTACTGCGTGAGCAAGAGAGACTAGCTCAAGAGCTGGCTCAGTTAAGTCCTGAAGAACTTGAAGATCTTGTGAGAACCATCAGGGAAGGACTCAAGAATATAGCTAGAACACTTGCTTCTTTTTTCGATGATCTAGCAACGTTTTTTAAAAGTTTTGATGAGACTTGAAAAATAAAAATATATAGAAATGAGGTGAGAGATGCCTTTTTTCCCTGAAATAAATGAAGCAAAAACGAAAGAAAATGCCAAGAAAATCTTGAAAGGCTATCCTCGCTGGCGTCGTGTGGCCAATGACAAAAATGGTCAGAAAGTTACCACGACGTATTCTTTCATGCCTCGAAATCCTGGAAGTGACACGACCAGTCAGGTTGAAAAGCTGGCTATCAGAAAGGTTGATGCAGAGATGGAGCTGGATGCAATTGAACAAGCAGTTAGTAACTTACACGATCCTCTATATCGTAGGATACTTTTTGAAAAGTATCTTCAGTGGAATTGTAAGAAGGATGAAACAATCGCAATGGACTTGTCTCTTTCAGAAAGTTCATATTACGACATCTTGGATAAGTCTCTGATGGCATTTGCAGAACTTTATCGCAACGGTGAACAGATTGAAATTTTGGAGTAAACTTGGAGTTTTTTTGGAGTAAAGCTGGAGTAAGTTCGGAGTGAATATATGATTTTATGTGCTAAAATGGTACTATCGAATAATAGACGAAGGCAGGCACACCCTGCCTTTTCTTGTAGTTTGGAGGTGATGTCGTGAAGAAAGTAGAACCTATTCGTGAACTTGATGATATTGAACGGATGAAAAACTTCTTAAAATCAAAGAGTGAGCGAAACTATGTTCTGATTATGTGTGGTCTTTATTCTGGAATGCGTATCAGCGACATCATACCTCTGCAAGTTAAACATGTGACTAGTGATAGAATAGAAGTCACTGAGAAGAAGACAGGCAAAGTCAAGCGTTTTGCTATCAATCCGGAATTAAGAAAGGCCTTGAATCATTACATCAAAACGAATGAGCTACAAGGATATGACTATCTGTTTCCTAGCAAAAAGAAAGTCAGGACGGATGGAGTTCGGATAACTCACATAGGTCGAGTAGCTGCTTACCAAATTTTAAAGCAAGCAGCTGAACATGTTGGACTTAAAAATATTGGGACTCACTCCATGAGAAAATCATTTGGTTATCATCACTACAGGAAAAACCAAAATGTAGCTATCTTGATGGAATTATTTAATCATTCATCACCGGACATCACACTTGATTATATAGGTATTAAGCAGGATGAATTAGATGATTCGATGATGAATTTTAGCTATTAAAAACCTATTTATTTAACACATTGAGAAAATGTAAATTAGTTTTTAATAAAATAGATGTAAGCACTTGCTACGCTTGATGTTTGAGAATGTTAGTTTTATTTAACAGAATATAAGATATGTTAAATATACGAGGGTGTCAGATACTAGAAAAACTCCTCCTTACATCATAAAATTTTAGCCCCTATCTACTAAAAAGAAAGGCCCCTCCCTAGATGAATACTCCTAAGGACAGACCGGACCGGAGTGGTCCTCACAGAGTTGCTTTTGAAAAGAATAAAAATATTATTCTTAAAACAAAAAATACTTGTGGGATTTGTGGACTCCCCGTTGATAAATCATTGAAGTACCCACATCCTCTATCTCCGGTAATTGACCATGTTATTCCAATCAATCGCAATGGTCATCCGTCAGATATTCGTAACTTACAACTTGCTCACTGGCAATGCAACAGACAAAAGTCTGACAAGCTTTACGCTGATGATAGATCAGCTAATGGTACTGTTGTAGGTAACAGGAACTTGCCACAGTCCAGAGACTGGACTAGGTATAGAGCTTGATGCTTCAATTAAGAAATTAAAATACTTTTTTTGCAAAAAGAAAAATAAAAAAAATATTTAAAAGTTGAAAAAATAATAGATATGTGTGAAGTAAGTCCTAGCTAAAGTATAGGGGGGTATCCCCCTCCCACTAGGCGCTCGCGAGCTTCACGCCGTCACTGTACATTTTTTCTCGCGCCAAATCATCACAATGAAAGGAGAACGGTTTGGAATTAAGAGGGATTGAGTATCTTAGGAGAAAGTTAAATCTCTATCAGAGTAGAGTTAATCTGAGATACAAGCATTATTCAATGCAACATCATGAAGCGCCGACAGGGATTACAATTCCTGTTCATATCCGAGCCAAGTATAAAGCGGTTCTTGGTTGGGCTGCAAAGGGAGTTGATAGTCTTGCAGATCGTTTGATTTTCAGGGGATTTGCTAACGATGATTTTGATGTTATGGAAATCTTCAATCGCAACAACCCTGATATTTTCTTTGATAGCGTTATTCTATCTGCGCTGATTGGTTCGTGTAGTTTTGTCTATATTTCTAAAGGTGAAGATGATGAGGTGAGGTTGCAAGTCATTGAATCAAGCAACGCGACTGGTGTTATTGATCCTATTACTGGGTTGCTTGTGGAAGGTTATGCGGTGTTGGCTCGTGATGATTACAATCGTCCAACACTTGAAGCCTACTTTGAGCCTAATGCTACTCACTTCATCCCGAAAAATGGGGATCCTTACTCTGTTACGAATGAAACAGGTATTCCTTTGCTGGTTCCGGTCATTCATCGCCCAGACGCGGTTCGTCCGTTTGGCCGGTCTCGTATTACCAGGGCTGGGATGTACTATCAAAAATACGCCAAGCGTACTTTGGAGAGAGCAGACATTACTGCGGAATTTTACTCTTGGCCACAGAAGTATATTCTTGGGCTTGACCCTGATGCTGAACCTATGGAAAAATGGCAAGCAACGGTGTCTAGTTTGTTAACAATTTCTGCAAGCGATAACGGGGAAAAGCCAAATGTCGGGCAGTTTACCACAGCGAGCATGTCACCTTTTACAGAACAGTTAAGAACGGCTGCTGCTGGATTTGCTGGGGAAATGGGCTTGACATTGGATGACCTTGGTTTCGTTTCAGATAATCCATCATCTGTGGAAGCCATCAAAGCAAGTCATGAGAATTTGCGTTTAGCTGGACGGAAGGCTCAGCGGTCACTGGGAGCAGGTTTACTCAATGTAGCTTATGTTGCAGCGTGTTTGCGTGATGAATTTCATTTTGCAAGGAGCCAATTTGTAAGAACTACAGTCAAATGGGAACCATTATTTGAAGCTGATGCGAATACAATGACTATGATTGGTGATGGTGTTGTCAAACTAAATCAGGCATTACCTGGTTACATCAACGCAGAAACCATTCGAGACCTTACTGGTATCGCCGGAGACATGTCTGCTAAGCCAGCAAATAGCGAGGTAGTGACAGATGGAACATGATGTTTTACCTGGAATCTTGAAAGAGGTTCAGGAGAGATTTGAGAGGGATTTTGGTAAGAGCGAGATTGTCAGGAATGCTTTTGCTGCATTAAAGGGAAAAAAAGCTACTTACAAAACAGCAAATGAGTTTGCGATTGAAATTGGTGAAATTCTTTCTAAGGCTCTAGGAGCGTCTCTGAGCGCCGATAAATTACCAGACGGTAAAATGTATTATAATATCGCTCAACGTTTGCTGACGGACGTGCTAAGACGAAATCACGAGCTTGTGAGTGGTTATACTAGTGATGTTCAGAAGAATTTGAACCAGGAAGCGAAAATAGGTCTGAAAGTTCAAGTTCCTGAATTAAATCTGGATCGAATAGCTGGCATTGTCAATCGCTTTTCGTCTGAGGAGAATTTTGAGGATGTCAGTTGGTTGCTCGGTGAACCTATTGTGAATTTCACTCAGTCCATTATCGATGATACAATCAGGAAGAATGCGGAGTTTCATCATCAGTCTGGATTGCAACCTGAAATTATTAGAAAATCGTATTTTCATTGTTGTGAGTGGTGCCAAGAAGTTCAAGGAAACTATAAATATCCAAGAGTTCCCAAGGACGTTTACAGAAGGCATCAGCATTGTCGTTGCATTGTAGACTATGATCCGAAAAGCGGAAAAACTCAAAATGTCTGGACGAAGAAATGGAATTCTATAGACAAAGAGAGAGTTGAGCGTAGGAAGTTAATTGGCGTAGTATCTGTTGACGAGCGTGAGCAAAAGCGATATAATAGGTTTATGAAGAGTAGTGGTGCTGTGTATGGTGCTTGGAATGATAGAAATGATCCATACAATAAAGAGCGTGACCGGCATGCTCAAAAATTTTATGAGAGTGTACGGAATCGAAATAAGCAACATGAAATAGTGAAGGTATCTAATAATAGCGGTCTTTCACAAGCAGATGTTGAGAAGATTTACAACCATATTTTTATTAATGAGTATGATTTAGAAGATGGACGGAAACGTTTTGATCCTAGCTATGACATGGCTGAGAGTTGGCGACGACTTTCAGAGATTGGTGGTAAGAATATTCAACCTCACGACCTTGTAATGTTAAATCACGAGTTGATGGAACATGATTTGATGGCAAAGGGAATGAAGTACGATGAAGCCCACGAACTCACTAATAAAAGCTATAACTACCAAAAAGCATGGATTACTTGGATGAAGGAGAAAGGAGACCTATAATGCTTAAACTTATTAAAATTTTCAATTCAAAAAGTAAGGGTTATTGGTATATTCCTGAAAACCGTGACCCAGGTATGATCGAGATTGATGAGAGCACTGGTGAAGTTACAGTTGTCATCGAGTCGAATTATGATAAAGAACTAGGTTATCCTTACTATGCGAACAAGGCTCGTGGAGCAGTGAAGCAGATGTGGGATAAAGGAGAATTACCAAGCGAGAAATCTTTCGCTTGGGGATAAGCACTTAGAAAATTCTAAGTGCTTTTCTTATTGAAAACTTGAAAGGAGGTTCTGTATGAGGTATTTATAATTCTATTGCTATAAACTGCTATAAATCACTATAAACCGTTTGGATTTCCATACGGTTTTCTTTATGTTCAGAAAGGAATAAAAAATGTTAAAAAAAGCAAAACAATTGGCATCGCAAGAATTTTCACGCTTGGCAGGCCGCGAAATCAAAGAAGAAGACTGCTTTGTGGTTTGGTTTAGCAAAACTTTGCAAAATTGGAAGGCTCTTGTTAGTACTAATCAAATCAAGTCTGGTGAAAAATGTGGCGATTATGCAGAAATCACGCATAACGGAGACAAGAAAGAGACTTACGTAGATGTATACACTAAAGTTTCAAACCGAGCTATTAAAGATTAGGAGGTGATCCGAATATCTCCCAGCGATAGGGTTATCATGCGATACGATTGAAAGGAAAGTAGAATGGCGAGGAAGAAACTTGGCAATCAGAATCCTACTCAATCGGTGATTTTAAAATACGTCAAGAAAAATTCAAAAGCTAAAGAAGCGATTGAACTTTACGAGCGGACAGGGCTTTCTTGCTATGCTTGGCAGAAAAACCTGCTATTGCCTTTAATGGCAGTAGATAAAAACGGACTATGGGTGCATCAGAAGTTTGGTTATTCTATCCCTCGTCGTAATGGTAAATCTGAAATCCTATATATTCTTGAAATTTGGGGCTTGCATAAGGGATTGAATATCCTGCACACGGCTCACCGAATTTCTACATCTCATTCCTCTTTTGAGAAGGTGAAACGATACCTTGAGAAAATGGGGTATGTGGATGGTGAGGATTTCAATTCCATTCGTGCGAAGGGGCAGGAGAGGATTGAACTTTATTCAACAGGTGGTGTTATCCAATTCCGTACTAGGACATCAAATGGTGGTCTTGGTGAAGGTTTTGATATGCTAATCATTGACGAGGCTCAGGAGTACACGACCGAGCAAGAATCTGCTTTGAAATACACGGTTACGGACAGTGAAAATCCTATCACAATCATGTGTGGGACACCTCCGACACCTGTATCGAGTGGTACGGTCTTTACTAAGTATCGTGAGACTTGTCTTTTTGGGAAAGGGAAGTATTCTGGCTGGGCTGAGTGGTCGGTTTCTGATGAAAAGGAAATCGACGATGTGGAAGCTTGGTATAATTCTAATCCATCCATGGGCTACCACTTAAATGAGCGTAAGATTGAAGCTGAGCTTGGTGAGGATAAGCTAGACCATAATATCCAACGTTTGGGATTTTGGCCAACTTACAACCAGAAATCTGCTATTTCTGAAACGGAGTGGAATGAGCTCAAGGTGGATGATGTCCCAGAATTATCTGGCAAGTTGTCTGTTGGTATCAAGTATGGCCAAGATGGAACGAATGTGGCATTGAGCATTGCTGCACGGACTAAAGATGGTCGTTACTTTGTTGAGACAGTAGATTGCCAATCTGTTCGTAATGGGAATGAGTGGATGGTCGCTTTTCTGAGACAAGCTGATGTAGCTCAGATTGTCATCGATGGCGCAAGTGGGCAAAAGATCCTGGACGAAGAGTTGAAGGACTACAGAATCAAGAACGTGATTCTACCAACGGTGAAGGAAATCATCGTGGCCAACGCTCTTTGGGAACAGGGTATTTACCAGAAGACCATCTGCCATGCTGGTCAACCATCGCTATCAAAAGTAGCCACTAACTGCGATAAGCGGAATATTGGTTCAAATGGTGGCTTTGGTTATCGATCGCACTTTGACGATATGGATATTTCTTTGATGGATAGCGCTTTGCTTGCGCATTGGGCTTGTGCTACGACCAAACCTAAGAAAAAGCAAAAAATCAGTTATTAAAATAAGCGGTCTTGTGACTGCTTTTTTTGATGCCAAAATTACCGAACTGCCGGGGAAGCAGGAGAAAGGAGACATGAGAATGTCAGATTTTAAACCAATCACTACACAAGAAGAATTTGATGCTGCTATTAAGGAGCGTTTATCTCGTGAGAAAGCGAAGTATAGCGACTATGACCAGCTCAAATCTCGAGTTACAGAATTGGAAACAGAAAATGTTGACTTGAAGTCAACAATCGAAGCTAACAATCAAAGTAAGGCAGATGCTGACAAGCAACTTGAAGAGATGCAGAGTAAAATCGCTGGTTATGAGACGGCTAGTCTGCGAACTCGAGTAGCTTTGCAACATGGATTGCCTTACGACCTTGCAGATCGTTTGCAGGGAACTGATGAAGAAAGCTTGAAAGTTGATGCAGAGCGCTTAGCTGGTTTTATAAAGAAAACTCAACCAGTTGCGCCTGTCAGAGAGACAGAGCCTGTTTTAGAAAAAACAGAAAATACATTGTATAAAAACCTAATTCAAGGTTTAGAGATTGAAGAATAAAGGAGAAATCATATGCCAGATCAACTATCAAGAGGAACATTATTTGACCCAATGCTTGTGACAGATCTTATCAACAAAGTTAAGGGGCACAGCTCACTTGCTAAATTATCTAATCAACAAGCGATTCCTTTCAATGGATTGAAAGAATTCACATTCTCGTTAGATGCTGATGTAGACATCGTTGCAGAAAACGGTAAGAAAACGCATGGTGGTGCAAGTCTAGAACCAGTAACTATTGTACCTATCAAAATCGAGTATGGTGCTCGTGTATCTGATGAGTTCATTTATGCATCAGATGAAGCTAAAATTGACATTTTGAAGTCATTTAATGAAGGGTTTGCTAATAAAGTAGCTCGTGGTATTGATATTATGTCTTTCCATGGGGTTAATCCACGTACTAAACAAGAATCAACCGTTATTGGGGATAACTGTTTTGACAAGGCGGTCACTCAGACAGTGAATTTCACAACAAGCGATCCAGATGCTAATGTCGAAGAAGCAGTGAAGATGATTCAAGGGGCTGATAATATCGTTAGCGGTATGGCTATTGATACTACATTTGCAAGTGCACTTGCTAGTATGAAGAACTCAGCTAATGAGCGCCTTTACCCTGAATTGGCATGGGGAGCAAATCCAGGAGCTATTAATGGTCTACCTGTAGACGTGAATACTACAGTTGGTCTTAATGTTGGAACCAATAAGGATGTTGCTATTGTTGGCGACTTTGCTAACATGGTTAAATGGGGATATGCTAAGCAGATTCCACTCGAAGTCATTCGATATGGTGATCCAGACAATTCTGGAAAAGACTTGAAAGGTTATAACCAAGTCTATCTTCGTGCAGAAATTTATCTCGGATGGGGAATTTTGGACAAAAACAGCTTTGCTCGTATTGTGAAAGCGGGGTAGTATATGGAATACATTAATGTAAAAACAGGGGCTACTATCGTTACTGAAAATACAATTAGTGGAGGCGATTGGGTTTCGATTGAAGAATACAAGCCCTTGGACTCATTGACTAACGCAGCATTGAAAGAAATCCTTGATGAAAAAGGGATTACTTATGACAACCGTGCCACAAAAACTGAATTGATTTCGCTGATTGAACCAGCGGAAACTGAAGTCCAGTAGTCGCTTGATTGGAGGTAGAAATGGAGAACTTTGCAACAGTCGAAGATTTGAAAAAATTGTGGCGATCGTTGAAATTCGATGAGGAAAAACGATCCGAGGCGCTGTTGGAAGTTGTTTCTCATTCTCTTCGCGTTGAAGCTAAAAAAGTTGGCAAGGATTTAGATGGGTTGGTGGCTACTGACCCATCTTTTGCTATGGTCGTTAAGTCCGTCACGGTTGATGTGGTAGCTCGCACATTGATGACCTCAACTGACCAGGAGCCAGTGACTCAATTTGCTGAGTCCGCTTTAGGTTATTCCTTCAGTGGTTCTTATCTAGTTCCTGGCGGTGGTCTCTTTATCAAGGATTCAGAATTGAAACGTCTGGGTCTCAAAAAGCAAAGATATGGGGTGATTGATATCTATGGGACGGATTAAAGGAATTACTGTAACATTGATTGGAAAAACCAAGAATGGTAGGGATAACTTTGGGCATCCAATCTATGAGAATAAAGAAATTCAAGTAGAAAATGTCCTGGTTGTTCCGTCTTCGACAGAAGATGTCACCAATCAACTGAATCTTACTGGTAAAAAGGCCGCTTATACGCTAGGCGTCCCAAAAGGCGATCAGAACGAGTGGAAAGACCGTGAAGTTCGTTTCTTTGGGCGCAAATGGCGCACGATTGGCATTCCCTTAGAAGGCATTGAAGCCATGATGCCTTTAGAATGGAATAAGAAAGTGATGGTTGAAGCGTATGAGTAATACAAAAGTCAAGCTTATCGGTGCGGGTGTAGGAGCTCTTTTGAAATCAAAAGAGATTCAGGATATTCTGAACAAAGAAGCAACGGTCATTAAAAAAAGATGTGGTCCTGGCTATGAACAAGATAGCCACGTTGGTAAGACAAGGGCCAATGCTATGATTTATCCAGCTACGCGAAAAGCAAAAAGGGATAATTTGAAAAATAACACATTGTTGAAGGCGGTGCATTAGATGATTGAAATTATTATCAAGAAATATCTTGACGGTCATTTAGATGTACCGTCATTTTTTGAGCATGAAGCTGAAGCTCCCGATAACTTTGTCATTATTCAAAAAACTGGTGGTAAGGAGCGAAATCATTCTGGTAGTGCGACATTTGCTTTTCAAAGCTATGCCCCTACTATGCAGAAGGCTGCAGAGCTTAATGTGAAAGTGAAAAGTGCTGTGAAGGGATTGATTGAATTAGATTCAATCTGTGGTGTCCACTTAAACAGCGATTACAACTTTACGGACACTGAAACGAAACAATATCGATATCAAGCTGTATTTGATATTAATTATTTTTAAAAAGGAGAAATTAAATGGCTACAGAAGCAAATGTAACGACTGCAAAACCTAAAATTGGAGGTGCGGTTTATTCTGCACCTCTTGGAACAGCACTTCCAACAGACGCAACTACAAAATTAGATGATGCGTTTAAAGCGCTTGGTTATATTTCAGAAGATGGTATGACCAATAGCAACTCCCCAGAATCAGAAAATATTAAGGCGTGGGGTGGCGTCGTTGTAAGTTCGGTTCAAAAGGAAAAGACAGACACTTTCAAATATATGCTGATTGAAGCATTGAATGTGGATGTTTTGAAGGAAGTTTATGGATCAGATAATGTATCTGGGGACTTGTCATCAGGAATTACCATTAAGGCAAATTCAAAAGAATTGCCACATCATTGCCTTGTAATCGAAACGGTTCTAAAAGGTGGTGTACTTAAACGTATTGTTATCCCTTCAGGAAAAGTAACTGCCATCGATGAAATCACTTATAACGATGGAAGTGTTCTCGGATATGGTACGACAGTAACTGCCTTCCCTAACGCTGCTGACGACACACACTATGAATACATCAAAGGAGATTAACTATGTCAAGACGAAATCGTAAGAAAAAAAATAACGGAGCAACCCCACAGATTAAAACAATTCGTGGTGTGACTTCAACCGGATTTGCTTTTGAAATTACAAAAGAGCGTTTGGAAAACTATGAGTTGCTTGAAGTTATTGCAGAAGTGGATACAAATCCGGCAGTTTTACCAAAAGTGGTCAAACTTATGCTTGGTGACAAATCAGAAGATTTGAAAAACCATGTGCGGACTGCGGATGGCATTGTTCCTTTGGATAAAATGGGAGCAGAAATTAGTGAGATTTTTACAAGTCAGAACCAGTTAAAAAAATAGCGCTCCTTGCTAGAATGATTCAAACAGATGAAGATGCTCTTATTTGTGATTTAGCTGAAACATATGGGATTTTTGATTACAGACAGTTACCTGCTGACCAGGTAGCTGTTTTTGCTTTTGGTTTGAGAGATGATTCACGGATCAAACTAGCAATGACCAATAGCAAAGTTCCTTTTGAAACCTTTTTGCTTGCAGGTGTACTTGATAGGCTTTCTGCTCTTGTGTGGTTTAAAACAACAGACGGTCAGAAAGGAATCAACAAACCATTAATGGTTGCAGAGGAGCTGACAGGTAAAACTAAAGCTAAAGAAAGTAAGGAGATGATCTTCGATTCTGGTGAGGACTTTGAAGAATATCGTCAGCAAATTCTAGAAAAGATAGGAGGTGAGGATTAGTGGCGACAGAAATAGCACAAGCTTATGTACAATTGATACCATCAGCCAGAGGTATTACTGGTAAAATCCAATCAATCCTCGATCCTGAAGCGAGTGCAGCAGGGCAAAGCGCTGGGCAGTCATTGGGTTCTAGTCTTGTTAGCGTTATGACGAAAGTTATTACAGCGGCAGGAATTGGCAAGGCCTTTTCGGCGGCTATCAGTGAAGGAGCAGCGCTTCAGCAATCACTTGGAGGTATCGAAACTCTATTCAAAGGTTCTGCTGACAAGGTGAAGGGATATGCAAACGAGGCCTATAAGACAACAGGTCTGTCAGCCAATGCCTATATGGAAAATGTTACAGGTTTCTCAGCAAGCTTATTGCAATCTCTTGGTGGAGATACAGATAAAGCAGCAGAAACAGCTAACATGGCCATGATTGATATGTCTGATAATGCGAATAAGATGGGGACATCTATGGAAAGCATTCAACTGGCGTATCAAGGTTTCGCCAAACAAAACTACACCATGCTGGACAACCTGAAACTCGGTAGAAAAACCATAGCCGAGTATAAACCTAGTGAAAACGGTGAAACCCTGAGAGTAGCTTAGGCAATACCGTGCTAAGCAAGATTTTAGTTGCTTTTTTTCTTAATTGTATGATAAAATAAAATTATCGAATACGAGGAAAAGCAATATGTGGAAGAAAATCAAAAGAAATCACAACTATTCAATTAATAAAGACGGGAGAGTCAGAAATGACAAAACCGGACTTATTAAACAACCATTCAAAAATAAACAAAATGGCTATTTGATAGTTGACCTATACAAAAACAATAAGTCTGAAAAAGTTCCTATTCATAGATTGGTGGCAGAAGCCTTTATTCCGAATCCAGGTAAAAAATTGACAGTTGACCATATCGATGGGAACCGAGAAAACAATTCTATTGAAAACTTAAGGTGGGCGACTTATTCAGAAAATAATTCACGATTTGAAACGATTGGTGTAAGAAGTGAATCAATCATAGTTACAAGATACGCAGAAGAAAGAAATAAAAGAGGTGGCGGACATTTAGCATGGCTTGATGTTATTGACACAATGGAATTTGAAAGTGTTTCTGAAACTGCAAAATACTTTGATTGCACTATTTCTAATATTTCTCTAATGTTAGAAAAAGGCACGATTGGAAGACGTGGAAGAACTAGGGGATATAGATTTTCTTACAAGAACGGTGGACGTTCTAAAATCTTGAAAGTGTAACGACTATCGAAACAGAAAAAACATCCAAAAGGGTAGGGTGTTTTTTTAATGGAGTAGAGTAGGCTCAAGCGAGCCGAAGCGCTAGGATGTATTTAATACATAAGAGATAGTCTAATCTCTATGGCAACATAGAGCAGTCTAAAAAAGACGGCTACAATCTAGCGAATTGTAGCGAATATGTACCGTGTATGGTGGTACAAAGCAAGAAATGGAGCGTCTTTTGAATGACGCACAGAAATTGACGGGTGTCAAGTACGACATTAACAACCTTTCAGATGTTTATAATGCTATCCATGCTATCCAAGAAAATCTCGACATCACTGGTACAACTGCTAAAGAGGCAGCATCTACTTTTAGTGGCTCCTTTGAATCCATGAAAGCAGCTGCTCAGAATGTCCTTGGAAAGTTAGCACTAGGGGAGAATATCCTGCCTTCTCTACATGCTTTGCTAAAAACAACATCTACCTTTCTCTTTGATAATTTTTTACCGATGGTTGGAAATATTTTTTCTGGCCTTGGCTTGGTTTTGACTGAAGGGATTAGCCAGATTGCTTCTCAGCTTTTTGGGGATGCCTTTGGAAGTGCAGTCTATAGTCAACTGTCGAGAGTGACAGGTATCTTTCAAACCTTCTTTGATATGATCTTTGGATCATTGAGCAAGCAAGATAACATTGATATCCTGACCATGCTTGGATTTAGCGAGGGTGCTGCTAATCAAATTGTCAATATCGCAGACAATATCCGAGTTACTTTTGAGAATATTGGAGTCGTTGCTGGTAATGTTGCAAGCATTGTTGTTGATTTCGTCGGAGATCTGTTAGGGATCAAAGACGGAGAGCAGGGAGTGAACCTGTTAGGTTTTGCATTTGAAGGGATCTCAGGTTTTATCAGAGAAGCCTCTGAAAGTCTTAGCAAATTTACATATTGGTTGAAAGATTCTCCTCTTGCGTTAGATGCTTTAAAATTGGCTGTTGTTAGCATTACGAGTGCATGGGCGGGCTATAAAGCTGTTTTAACGCTAACAAAAGGAGTTGAAACAATCAGGAATGCAACTCTGGCTATTACGAATGGTCTTATGCTGGCTCAGTTCGTAAGAACCGGTGCACTCACTACCGCAGAAGCGGCGAATGCGGCTGCTACTATGGGAGCAAGTGGAGCGTTCGGTATTTTTAATGCTGTGTTGTCTGCCAATCCAATTGGGTTAATTGTAGCGGCAGTCGCAGCATTGACTGCAGGTCTTGTATGGTTCTTCACACAAACAGAAACTGGTCAGCAAATTTGGTCATCTTTTGTGGATTGGATCAAGCAGGCATGGCAGGGGATTGCTGATTTCTTTGTCGGCCTTTGGTCTGGAATCTCTGAGGGTGCTAGCACCTTGTGGGATGGAGTCGTAACAGCTTGGAATGCTTACATTGAGTCTTTGAAGGCGATGTGGAATGCTGTTGTAACATTCTTTTCAGATTTATGGATAAGCATTCAAGAGGCCGCATCTGTGGCCTGGACAGCTATCACGACAGCAGTGATGACGATTGTTCAAACGTTTATAGATAGATTTATGAATGATTGGAACAACATTTCAGCTGGTCTGACTCAAATTTGGGAAGGGATTAAGATGATTTTTCAAGGCGCTTGGGACTTCATCAAATCTATTTTCTTGGGTGCTATTCTCATCATCATCGACCTTGTGACAGGGAACTTCAGCCAGCTAGGAGCTGATCTTTCTCTAATTTGGGAAGGTATTCAGAATGGCATTTCTCTAGTCTGGGAAGGTATCAAAACCTTCTTTTTTGGTATTGTAGATGCTATTGTCGGATTTGGTAAAGTTGCTTTTGAAAACTTTTCAATTGGTCTCTCTGCTAACTGGGAATTTATCAAGTCTGCTGCTTCAGCGGCTTGGGAATGGATAAAGTCTACTGTAACAAGTTTGATAACAGGTCTGGTGCAGGGAGCTCAAAATATCTGGGATGGCTTTATGAACTTCCTATCAAGTTTGTGGGAAGGTATTAAGTCAACGGCAAGCAATGCTTGGAGTTCTCTAGCGTCTAGCGTTCTAAGTATTATCAATAGTCTCGTATCCGGGGCGCAAAATGCCTGGAACAACATGTCTAATGCGGTATCTAGTCTTGTAAGTAATGTAACTGGATTCTTCAATCAATTGTGGAATATTGATTTGTATAGTGCAGGACAAGCAATCTTACAAGGTTTCTTGAATGGTTTGCAGTCTATGTGGTCTTCTGTAACTGACTTCGTCGGTGGTATCGCTGGTTGGATCCGTGACCATAAAGGACCTATTGAGTATGACCGTAAGCTTTTGATTCCAGCAGGTAATGCAATTATGGGAAGTTTAGACAATGGATTAAAAGATGGGTTTAAAGACGTCAAGAAAACGGTCGGAGGTATGGCTGGTGAGATTTCGGATGTATTTTCAGGAGACAGTCTGGATCTGAACTCATCTGAGTCCGTGACCAAAAGTCTTGAGGCACAGTTGGCTATGCCGTCGTCTCAATTTGAAGCGCATGAAAATAAAACCGTGTCTGAGATAGCGATTCTGAGAGCAAGTATGGAGAGAATCCTTACTGCTATCCTTGAAAAATCGTCAGACGTTTATCTGGATAATGACATTATCTCAATCAAAACCTATGAACAACACGGTGCTATTTATGCGAGGGGAGGAATTTAATGGATTATATGATCATCAACGGTTTTAATACATCAAGCCTTCCTGGTTGTGTTGTGACCGATTTTGGGAAGGTGGAGGCTGCTAAGCCAAAAGGAGAGAAGGCAACTCTTTATGGAGTCAATGGTAGTTACCGTGTGTTAGACGGTTCTTTCGACAGTTACGAAAGGACCTTCACTTTCCACGTTAAAAAAATGGTTGAGATTTCAAGTATACTTGATAAGTTTCAATCGAATGATAACGTTTTGGAATTTAGCTATCAGCTTGGCTCATTGTTTTATGCTAACTTTGTGACTGCTAGTTTTGAACCTTTTGGAAATCATGCTTGGAAGTTAGAAATCAAGTTAGACATGCAACCATTCCGATATCAGAAGAGCGTAGAACCTGTGGTTCTGACTGCATCTGGTACAATCAACAATCTTGGAACAATCTATTCAGAGCCTATCATCGAAATTGAGGGGGATGGTGATATCTCCCTTACTATTGGCCGTAAGACCATGTATCTTGCTATTAAGACTAAGGCTACGATTGACTGTAGGCAAGGTAAGCAAAATATCTACAATGCTACTGGTGCGGTTCAGAACACTCTCAGGAAACGTGGAGGGTTCTTGGAAATCCCGACCGGTAAGGTCGGAATCTCGTTTACCGGAAACGTCCGTAAAATTACTATTCGACCGAATTGGAGGTATAAGATTTGATTTATTTAACAAATGGAAATATGCCTCTGAACGCTGCCTATGCTGATGAAATTGTTCAAGAGGATAATAGCACTTATCAATTGTCCTTCCGATTTCCGACCTCGGATTCGTTGTGGGAGCAGTTGAAGGAGGAAGCGTTCCTAACGGCTGATGACCTTCACGGTGAACAGGATTTTGTCATTTTCGAGGTAGAGAAGAAGCATGACTATATTCAAGTCTATGCGAAACAAGTATTCACCCTTTTGAATAACTATGTGGTCAGTTCGCTTACTCTTGATCAAGCGACTGGCTCAACTGCTCTCAGTCGTTTTGCTGGCGCGATCACTCGTGACAATCCGTTCTCATTCTTCTCTGATATTGAAGATAGGCATACCTTTAATATTGGCTCTAAGAATGCTATGGAGGCATTTGCGAAAGATAAGCATTCTATTATTGGTCAATGGGGTGGAGACCTTGTGCGCCACGGCTACCAGGTTCGATTGTTGAAAAATGGCGGTTCAGAGAACGAATCGCTTTTTATGTATAAGAAAAACCTATCTAGCTACCAGCACAAGACATCTACCAAGTCTTTAAGGACTCGAATTACTTTCATCGCGACAGTCAAAGGTGAGGGAGAAAAGGCGCCTGACCGCAAGTTGTCTGTGGTTGTGGATAGTCCACTCATTAACAAGTACAGTCAAATCTACGAAGATGTGATTGAGGTTAATGATCGGGATGTGAATGATGAAGCAAGCCTTCGAAAATATGGTGAGCAGTATTATCGAACTTCGCTCTGTGACATGATGGAAGATAGCCTTGAGCTTGAGGTTGTCGGCCAGAGTGATGTGCCTGTCCAGATGTTTGATATTGTGAGTTTATTTCACGATGTCTACAATCTTGACGTGCGCAAGAAGATTACTAAGTACACTTACTCACCAATGGGCAAAAAATTGAAGACAATTGGTTTTGGGCAGTTCAAGTCAGGCCTTGCGAATGCGATTGGTAACGCAGTGAGTGATGCAGTTAAGGATGAAGCTCAACAACTTCAAAGTGATTTTGAAAGGCAGTTAGCAAGAGAACTCAAGAATGCTAGTCTTGCTTTTGACAGGAAGAAAGAAGAGTTTGTCAATCAATTCACAGACGGTCTTAATGCTGCTAAAGCCAGAGTCGAAGAAGTCAAGAGGGAACTCTCTGATACTATCAATCAGCGTTTCGACAGCTTTGATAATGCTTCAATCCAAGAAGCTAGACGAAAGGCAGAAGAAGCCTTGAGAAATGCTGGCGCAAGCAGCTTACTCGCTCAAGAAGCCAAGCGAATTGGTGAGCAAGCAAGAGCAGACATTACTAATCTACAAGCATCTTCTCAAAATGCTCTTAGCCAGATTGAGTCGTTCAAGACTCAATACGGCACTAAGCTGAATGAGGTTAAAAGCACTGCAGATGGTCTGTTTACTAAAATGGGCGCGGTTGAGACCTACATCAGCAAGGATGGTCAGCGACAAGAGAGTTTGCAACGTTATGCTCGAGACGAGAGCGCTCGTCAAGTTAGCGCAATCCGTGAGCAGATATCAAGAGACTATGTTGGAAAATCAGCTTATCAAGAGGATGTGAGAGGTCTTGAACGTCGATTTAGTGCGATAAGCACGCAGACGAACAATGACATCGCTACAAAAATCTCTCAGTACAAGCAGACGGTCGATGGCCGATTTGCAAACCTTACCTCTCAGATAGCTGGAAAGGCTAACCAAGTCGATTTCCAACGAGTCAGAGAAACCAGTCAACTCTATGAGCGGATTATTGGTAGAAATGAAAATGACATCTCTAACAAGGTCGCTCGCATGGCTATGACCAATCAGTTGTTTCAGGTTGAGGTATCCAAGAATGAAGGTCTAAAAACAGTTCAAAGACAAATCGCTGGCTCGTGGTCGGTTCGGAATATCAATAGTGCAGGCGATTTGATTTCAGGAATCAATCTGGGTGCTAATGGTCATAACCGCCTTGACGGTAAACTGACTCACATCACTGGCGAAACCTTGATTGACAACGCAGTTATCAAGTCAGCTATGATTGACAAGTTAAAAACAGCCAATTTTGAAGCTGGTTCGGTCACGTCTACAATTATAGGTGCTGAAGCCGTTACTGCTGATAAAGTGAGAATGGACCAAGCCTTTGCTAACAAGCTAGTGGCAAGTAACATCTTCACAGATATGCTTGCTGCGAAAGAGGCATTTATCAACAAGCTTCGGTCTGTCGTAGTCACTGCGACCTTTCTAGAAGGTTTTCAAGGTAAAATTGGAGGTTTCAGATTCGGTAAATACGCGAACAGAAATGGATATTTCATAACAGGAATTAACTCTGTTAGTATTGGGATGGGGAACGGAACGAACGCTGGTGCGAACAGAAACGCATTTTGGGCAAATTGGGGTGAAAGCTTAGACACCCCTGGCCCCAAAGCCTGGTATGTCAACACAGATGGGAAGATGTATTGTAGGAATGATGTAGATTTTTATTCGAAAGTGGATTTCGCAAGTACATCAAAGGTTAATTTCTACTCTAGAATCAATGCTCCGAGAGGAATATGGATTGGCTATGATGATGTGGAAGGTGAAGGGGATAATCCTGATGGTGGATACAATAGAGTTGTCTGGTGGAGTCAAATCGTCACTGGGAAATGGAGACAACACGCTGGAATCACAACCGGTTCGGATAGAAAATTGAAAGAGAATATTGAACCGACATCAGTCAAGGCATTGGATAAAATAAATGCTTTAAATTTAGTCGCATTTGACTACATTAAGGATAAGACTCATGAAGAAATCGGTCTGATCGCGCAAGAAGTGTTAGATATTATTCCTGGTGCAGTCGAGAAATATGAGGGAGAGGATAATCATTTAACAATCAATTATTCAAAATTCGTACCTTATTTAATAAAGGCCATTCAAGAGCTGAATCAAAAATTGGAGGAAGTAGCATGAACGAAACATTGAATCAATTAGTGATGAATTCACTAGCAACTAAATTGACTAAAAGTGAGTTGGAATCGGCTCAAAATGAGGCGTTCTACCAACTCGCAACAAGTGAATTAAAAGTAATGAACGAGGTCTTGGAATACGACCCAGCACTCAAAGAACTATTTGAAGAAACTAAAACAAAAATGCAAAAAGGAGGATAGAACATGACACAAACTTACAAATTAGCAAATGCCCCATACTATCGTCAACCTGAGAATGTCACAATCGTGACAATCGAGAAAGAACATGGTCAACGCTATAGCTATGAACAAACTGGCTTGTCTGGCGATCGAACACATGAAAGTCAAGAAGCGCTTATCCAGGCAGTTCTTGATGTGGTGAAGGCAGAACTTGACCCAGCTAGTGCAATCGTTCAGACGCAAGCAAAATTGGAGCAGGCTCAAGCAAATCTTGAACAAACCAAACAACAATTAATTCAGGCTGAAGCGAAGCAGAATGATCTTGAAGCACTTGCGAACCGCATTAATAAAGTAGTGCGAGTGATGGCACAAGATTCAATTATGGGTGAGAAAGTATCTTACGGAACAACATACAAAGAGATGGTCGAACTCTTCCCACTGGCCGAAATTGGAAAAGTTTATGAACCTGGTGCAATCTTTGCAGTCGAAGATCCTGCTCACGCTGAAATCAACGGAGAAGGTAAACGTATCTTGATTCAAACGAATCAGTCGTTTACATACCAAGGAGAAACCCTTACTCAACTCGAAGGAACACCTTTCCAGAATGGTGTTCTAGCAACTTGGAAATTTAATGCACCGAAACCATCAAAAGAATAGAGGTGTTGTATGCCAGAATATGAACGTTTAATTTTGCAAATCTTCATATCTCTTATCCCTGTGATTGGTCTTTATTTTTCGATGAAAGACAGAGCGACAAAACAAGAGAATCGCATCACAATTATGGAAAAAGACATCGAGAACTTGCACGAATTTAAAACATCGGCCAATAAACGTCTGGATAACCATGACGAACAGAACAAGGCGATCTTGGTTCTGGCTGAGCAGGTTAAATCATTAGGTGAAGATGTTAGAGAGTTGAAAGCATTGATACAGAATAAAAATTAAGAAGGGAGCAAAGAATGGCTTATGTTCTTAATTCAACGAATCTCGAACAAGTGGACGGTGGATTTCTAGTTAAGCAAGGCGATGTGGCTTCCACATTTGCCTTTTCTTTACTGGATGAAAATCATGATCCGATTCCACACCTTGAAGGACAAGAGGCATCTATCACGTTGACGAGAGGCAAGGAGCAATTACGCAAAACGGCAGTCGTGACAAATGGTGCAGTTACTTTTAATCTAGGTATGATTTTACCTGCTGGCTTATATCAAATCGAGGTAGCTGTGGGTGGATATACATTCCCAAGCGACGACTCGACTCAAATCCGAATCACAAAATCGGATAAGAACCTAATCACAGAGGAAGTTCATACTCTTAAGGAGTTGGATATCGCAGAAGAAGTTAAAAAGCAGCTTGCAGGTAAGTCTGTAGGTAGTGACGGTACAGTAAGTCAGGAATTTCCTGACTTGTTAACATTTTATAACTTAGGAAAGGTGTAGAAAATTATGGATACAAGTAAATTGATTGCGTTCGCACAAGCGGTTGGTGTTGACATCAAGGAATTGAAACAACTGCTTAATGGTAAAGTTGACATGCGACAGTCACACAATTGATTGAACAAGCTAAAAGCGCAGTTAAGAACGATATTTTAGGCGAGGGTGTTCCTGAAAACCTCAATACACTCAAAGAAATCGCTGAGAAGATTGCTGCAATGAGTGGAGATACCGAAGGTGCAGTCGTGCAAAAACTGGCTGACCTCGGTCGTCGTATTGACGAGTTTGCCAACCTCGACCTTGTCGCAACCTATAACGCAGCGAAAGCGTGATTGCTATGAGCAATTTAGAGGAATTTGCTAAGGCGGTTGGTCGTGATGTCAAACGATTCGAAACGGATTACACAAGCAAAGCAGAGCTTGAAGCGAAAGATTATATAGAAGGCAAATCTGATTATCAAATCTTAAAGCATCAAGTAGAATCTTTAGTGAAGCAAAATCAGGTTTTACAGGAGCAACTGGCTCTTATTAAACCTGCACCAAGACGGGCACCGATGGCTTACACTATCGACTTAAATAGTACCCCTCCAATTGCATGGTTCGATAATGGATGCGGTTTGGATACAGGAGGCAACCCTGTACTTTTAGGTAAAAGTGCAGGCAAAGACTGGAGTCGAAATCAACCTGTTTGGGATTTCCCAAACGCAATTTTAAGAACTTCACTAGCAGTTCTTGATATTGAGGTTTGGAAAAAAACTGATTTTACCTATTGGGGTGATCACATCAAGGTACTCAATCCAATCAAACCAGCAGATGATTATGATTGGACCAATGCAAGATTATCAGAACAAGGAAATGTTGCAGCTTGGCGATGGGGAAATCAAAAAAATACCATTCGTGTGATGTATCAATTAGGTATTTGGGACGCTAAAACCGTTGAAAGCTTAGGCGCAGTAAGGCGCTAGAAAGGAAAAACATATGATTAACTGGAAATTACGACTAAAAAATAAATACTTTTGGCTGACTGCAATCCCAGCCTTCTTGCTTGTCTTGCAAGCTGGTGCAGCAGTCTTTGGATATCATCTGGATTTAGGTGATATCGGCAACAAGTTGATTCTGCTTGTCAATGCGGTATTCGTGTTCTTGACTGCTATCGGTCTGGTCAATGACCCAACAACAAGCGGAATTACAGACAGCAAACGTGCTCTTGATTATCAAGAGCCAAGCGAAGGCGAAGACTAGGAGGAAAAAAATGAAGAAAAACGACTTATTCATCGATGTATCTAGCCACAATGGATACGATATTACAGGTATTTTGGCTGACATGGGTACACAGAATACTATTATCAAAATTTCTGAAAGTACAAGCTATATCAACCCTTGCCTGTCCGCTCAAGTTGAGCAATCAACCCCTGTTGGATTTTATCATTTCGCATGGTTTGGAGGTGACATTGAAGAAGCCGAACGAGAGGCACGCTACTTTCTTAATAATGTACCTCAAAAAGTAAAATACTTGTGTCTTGATTACGAAGATCACGCTAGTGGAGATAAACAGGCAAACACAGATGCTTGTATTCGCTTTATGGAAATCCTCAAAGAAAACGGCTATGAGCCAATCTATTACAGCTACAAGCCATTTACACTTAATAATATCTATTATGAACAGATTCTTGCAAAATTCCCAAATAGCCTTTGGATTGCAGGATATGGCTTGAACGATGGGAACGCTGACTTTGAATATTTCCCATCCATGGATGGTATTCGCTGGTGGCAATACTCTTCAAATCCTTACGACAAGAACATTGTTTTACTAGATGATGAAGAAGCTAAGCCCAAAGCACAAGCTGTACAAGACAGAGTGAATAGTCTTTTAAATGGTGGAAACGCTAATTCAGACCTTGACAGCGTAGCACAAGAAGTATTACAGGGTTTGTGGGGCAATGGACAAGAACGTTTCGACAACTTAACAAACGCTGGTTATGACGCACAAGCTGTTCAAGATAAAGTAAATAGCCTTTTAGGTGGTGGAAACACCGTAGATCTTAATACCATAGCCAATGAGGTCGTGCAAGGCCTTTGGGGCAATGGACAAGAACGTTTTGACAATCTAACAAATGCTGGATATAATGCGCAAGCCGTTCAAGATAGAGTTAACGCTATTTTAAATGACGAAACACCAATCAATAGCGCTAGTTCAGACCTTGACAGCGTAGCGCAAGAAGTATTACAGGGTTTGTGGGGTAACGGTCAAGAGCGTTATGATAGCTTAACAAGAGCGGGATACGATGCACAAGCGGTTCAAGATAAAGTAAATGACCTCTTAAACGCTGGATACATTGCAGACCTCGACACCGTTGCAAATGAAGTTCTGCAAGGACTTTGGGGCAATGGACAAGAACGCTATGACAATTTAACGAGCGCTGGATATAATGCGCAAGCTGTGCAGGACAGAGTTAATGAATTACTTTCTTGACGAACTCACTAAAAAACCTGTATGAAATCAAAAATATAGTACACTAACCGCAGGCTTAGGCTTGCGGTTTTTTTTGTTTACTCAAAATAGAAAAAACAGTGATGGTGCTCACTGTTTTTCCTGTAGTGTATGGGCGTAAGAAGTCATGCTGATAGCGTGTTTTAAACGCATGTTCATAATATCTGATACACCGTTTTTATACTTATCTACGGCCTGAATAGATACGCCACAGTTTTTGCTAATGGCATAGGCTGTGGCATTGTCTAAAAGCCAGTGGATAGCTTTAATATCTACTGACATATATTACCTCATAAAATACCAAACTGCAAATAGGAGTAGAAGAAGTCCAATAAAAAATTCAACTTTTTCACGCTTGGTGGTTTTTCTAATTTTAAGATTTACTTTCATTGTTTTTCCTGTTATAATTTAAGTACACCCCCGAAGGGGTGGATAGTGATTTCTCACTATCCAATTTCTAGGTGCCATTCAAAGCTGATTATAAATAAGTTTATTTTGACTACGAGCTTATTTGTTTTTACTTTGAGTGGCTTCTTTTTGAACTTAAACATTTTGTTTTCCTTTCTACTAGTTTCCTTGTCTAAGGTTTCCTCCTTAACCTTATGTATCTATTATGCAACTAAAGTTGTATAATGTCAATGGTTTTGATGAAGTTTTTTTAAATTTTTTTCAAAAAAAATAGACCTTGTCCAGAGGTCGGGGAGTTGGAGGGGACACCCTCCAAGAGCGTTGATTTAATAAGATTTTATTTTATCTTTTTCATAATAATCTCCCTATAAAGTCACCGCATTCGGTGGCTTTTTTTGTCTTGGGATTCATGATATAATAATAAAATCGATAAGTAGTAAAAGGGAAATTGATGAATTATACAGTTGAAGAAAAAGAAGTCTTTATGAGGGAGGCTTTGAGAGAGGCTGAGATTGCTCTTGAACACGATGAAATTCCAATTGGTTGTGTGATTGTCAAGGATGGAGAAATCATTGGTCGTGGGCATAATGCTCGTGAGGAGTTGCAACGAGCGGTTATGCATGCGGAAATTATGGCTATAGAGAATGCGAACCTGAGTGAGGAGAGCTGGCGCTTGCTGGATTGCACGCTTTTTGTGACCATTGAGCCGTGTGTCATGTGTAGTGGGGCGATTGGACTTGCCCGTATTCCAAACGTGGTCTATGGGGCTAAAAATCAGAAATTTGGTGCTGCTGGGAGTTTGTATGATATCTTGACAGATGAGCGTCTCAATCATCGTGTGGAGGTTGAAACGGGAATTTTGGAAGATGAATGCGCAGCTATTATGCAGGATTTTTTTAGAAATAGACGGAAAA